TGCTAGCTTGGCTAGTAATATCAACCACACTGCTAATTTTTATTGACGCAGGTGTGATTATGTTTAATGTAGAAGACAAATGGGTTGATCTTTTGCAATTAGTATTAATAACAGTAATTGGTGCCTATTTTGGTGGACGCTCTTACGAAAAAATAAAAAAATAAATAAAATGGGACAAAATTCAACAGAAGTAGCATATGGCTTTGGTCAATTAGGTAGTGGTTTTAGTGACGAAGCTGTTCAGGTAACACCTCCTGCTGGAAAAGTTATAATAGCTATACAGTTTTTAGAAGACACGGTGTTATCTACTTTAGTAGCTGACACAGACGTTGTAGATACAGCTTATTTTAGTCATACTGCAGCCGTAGCTAACAATGGTGGTGGTGCTGCAGAAACAGATAGTGCTACTAAGTTTCCAAAAGGCGTGACTATATACGGAAGATGGAAAAGCTTTACGCCTCCAACCTCTACAGCTGGTGGTGTTATATTTTATTTCGGATACTAAGTGTTAGGACTAGGTAATAGCATAACGAGTGCTGGTATTACAGAAACTGTATTTGACTTAACGTCATTACGGCTTCATGTAGATAGCTTAAACGTTGTATCTGCTACTGTTGGTAGTGAAGTGTTAGTATCTGCATTAGTACCTATAGTTGGGGCGGTTCAGCCTAGCCAAGCTACTAACGCTAACAAGCCAACTCACGATACTACTAACAACAAAATTACTTTTGCATTTGAATCTACTGGTAGTGATGTTCCATTTTTAGAAATGAGTAGCGCAACTACTTTAACAGACGCTTTTACAATAGTATTCGCATTTGCTGCGCATACTGACGGCTCACAAACTGACGCTGTGTCTAATATAGTAGGAAGCAATGTAGACGCAAACAATCACTCGCATCTAAGTTTAACAGGTGATGGTGGTGACGCTTTGGAATTTGAATTAAGAGCTGATAGTAGCGCTAGTGGATCTAACTTATCAGACACAGCAACTGCTGATATGGGAGAAGGAAACCCTTTAACAGCTCCAGCAACACTTTACGCTTTAACTAAATCTGCTGGCGCGAGCGCTACAGTCAAAATGTTTAGTTTTTTTGCCGACGAGTTTGCAGAAGAAGGATCAAGCACTGCTTTTGACGAAGACATAGATTTTGTGGTAAAACAAATTGGTGGTGTAATGGATGGAACTTCAGCCGGATCAAATGAACAGCAAGGAAACATGCATTTTTACGAGCTGCTAGTTTATGATGAACTTTTAACTGAAGCTCAAATACAAGAATGCTTTGCTTTAGTTAAAGCTAAGCACGCAGATCTAAACGATTAACAATTAACAATTAACAATTAAATCAAATTAAATTATGGCAAAACGAAAGACGGCAAAGGTTAAAGACCTTAGGCCAAGCAAAATTAATGATGAGCAACTAAAAGAAGTTCAAAGCGTTATAAACGCATCAAATCAAATCAAGTTAGAAGTAGGTAACATAGCTGCTAGGAAGCACATGCTACTTCACGAGCTTGACAATGTCAATAAAAAGCTATCTGAGCTTAACGCTGCTTTAGAAAAAGAGTACGGTAAAGTTGATATTGACATTAATACTGGAGACATTAAATACTCAGAAGATGAGCAAGCTGATTCGTAAAATAACAATCGGTAAAGACTACAAAATTGACGCCATGCACTATTCTGTTGGACAGGATGTGTATGGTGGTCATACTATTTGTGACATTATAGAAGAAGACGATAAGTACTCTATATACATCAAGAAAAATAAAGATGTATTGCCGTGGAAGGATTTTAATAAGAATATGGCTATATCTATTGAGTATAATCTAGAGTATTAGTGAAAACACCTTTTAATTTTATTATCGAGCCTAAAGGTAGTAGATACAACAACACCGCTAAGGTAGAGGATAAAGATTTAATTTTAAACTCTGAAATACAAAACCACGAGTTTGTTAATAGAGAAGCTATAATAAAAGCTGTTCCTACAGCATTTGACACTAAGATTAAAGTTGGTGATACTGTAATAGTACATCATAACGTGTTTAGAAGATGGTACAACGCTAAAGGTGAAGAAAAAAACAGTAAGGCTTTTATTGACGAAAACACTTACGTAGTTAGTTTAGATCAAGTGTTTTTATACAAGTCAAAAGATAAATGGAAAGCTGTTGATGGTTTTTGCTTTGTAAAGCCTATTAAGCAAAAAGACAAGCTAAATCAAGAAGTAGAACAAAGTTGTGTTGGCATTGTAAAATATACAGACGGAGTTAATAGTATTGGAGAGCTCGTAGGTTTCACGCCTTTCTCTACTTACGAGTTTATAATAGAAGGCCAAAAGCTTTATAGAGTCTATAATAAGTTTATTACAATTAAGTATGAATATCAAGGAGACGAAGAAGAGTATAATCCAAGCTGGGCATAGAGCAGTTGAAGAGCTTATTAAAGTAGCTAAAGAAGCTATTGTTGATAGTGGTGATGATATTACGGCTGATAGGCTTAAAAATGCTGCTGCTACTAAAAAGCTAGCTATATTTGATGCTTTTGAAATACTAAACCGTATTCAAGAAGAAGAAAACTTATTAGAAGGTAAAGAGCCAGAAAAGAAAGAAGAAAGAGTGTTTAAAGGTTTTGCTGAAGGAAGATCTAAATGAGCTACGAGCAAACGCTATATAAAATAGTTGAACCTGTTAAAAAAACTACTTTAAGTAGACTTAATAAAGGTAAGAAGTGGGATTACGGCTACAATAAAGAACATGATATTGTAGTTATATCTAAAACTGGCCAAATAGGTGATGTGTATGAAATACAAGGCTTGCAAATAGCTTTACCTAAGCAACCTAAAAAAGTACATAGCAACGAGCAAGATAAGTGGAAGCAGTTAGACAAACCAAAGCTGTTAGATAAGATTAAAACTATATTTGACTGGAAAGCATATCCAGACGAACAAAAAGAACAATGGTACGATTATATAGATGAAGAATTCAAAAGGCGTGACGAAGGTTTCTGGTTTCAGAATGCTAGTGTTCCAACTTATATTACAGGAACTCACTACATGTACCTCCAATGGAGCAAGATAGATGTAGGTGCTCCAGACTTCCGCGAAGCTAATAGATTGTTTTTTATATTTTGGGAAGCTTGTAAGGCTGACAAAAGATGTTACGGTATGTGTTATCTTAAAAATAGACGTTCTGGGTTTTCTTTTATGAGCTCTGCTGAAACCGTTAACTTAGCTACAATATCGAGTGATAGTAGATATGGAATACTATCCAAGAGTGGTGGTGATGCTAAGAAGATGTTTACTGACAAGGTCGTGCCTATATCAATAAATTATCCTTTTTTCTTTAAACCTATTCAAGATGGTATGGACAGACCAAAGTCTGAGCTAGCATATCGCGTACCAGCGAGTAAGTTTACTCGTAAAAAAATAGAGGTTAATGAAAAGCTAGAAGAGATAAAAGGTTTAGATACGACGATTGATTGGAAAAACACTGGTGACAACAGTTATGATGGTGAAAAATTATCACTGCTGGTTCATGATGAAAGTGGTAAGTGGGAAAGACCAGATAATATACTAAACAACTGGCGAGTTACAAAAACTTGTCTTAGATTAGGTAGTAGAATTATTGGTAAGTGTATGATGGGATCAACATCTAATGCTTTAGACAAAGGTGGTGATAACTTCAAAAGATTGTATAACGATAGTGATGTAACTCGAAGAAATAAAAATGGTCAAACAAAATCTGGTTTATATGCTTTGTTTATTCCAATGGAGTGGAACTTTGAAGGATTTATTGACGAATATGGACGACCTGTCTTCATTACTCCAGGACGAGATGTTCATGGACCAGACGGTGAATTAATAGACGTAGGCGTTATAGATAATTGGAACAACGAAGTAGAAGGTTTAAAAGAAGACCAAGACGCATTAAATGAGTTTTATAGGCAGTTTCCTAGAACAGAAGAGCATGCGTTTAGAGATGAAACAAAAAACAGTATATTTAATTTAGTTAAAATATACGAGCAAATAGATTATAATGAAGGAATAGGAAATAGCGCTGTTTACAACACTGGTAATTTTCAGTGGGTAAATGGAGTTAAAGATACGGCCGTAGTTTTTAATCCTGACCCAAAAGGAAGGTTTAACATAAGCTGGACGCCTCAGCCTAGACTTCAAAACAATGTAATAATAAAAAATGGTGTTAAGTACCCTGGCAACGAGCATATGGGCGCCTTTGGCTGCGATAGTTATGATATTAGTGGTACTGTTGATGGTAGAGGATCCAACGGATCTCTTCATGGACTAACAAAGTTTAGTATGGAAGACGCTCCGCCAAACCATTTCTTTTTAGAATATATTGCTAGACCACAAACCGCAGAAATATTTTTTGAAGATATACTAATGGCTTGCATATTTTACGGCATGCCATTGTTAGCAGAAAATAACAAACCAAGATTACTTTACTACTTTAAGCGAAGAGGCTATAGAGGTTTTAGTATGAATAGACCAGATAAAGTTTGGAATAAGCTAAGTACTGCTGAAAAAGAAATAGGTGGTATACCTAACTCTAGCGAAGATATAAAGCAAGCTCACGCTGCAGCTATAGAAATGTATATCAATGATCACGTAGGTCACTTAGAAGAAGGAGTGTATGGCAACATATATTTTAATAGAACTTTAAATGATTGGGCTAAGTTTGATATAAACAAAAGAACTAAGTTTGATGCCGCTATAAGCTCTGGTTTAGCTATAATGGCTTGCAATCGTCACCTTTACAGACCACACGCGGATATTAAAAGACCGCAAGTAAACGTAAGTATATCTAAATATTCTAACCAAGGTGGAATATCAAAAATAATAAAATAAAAGTATGGCAGAGTCTGTTATAAAGAGTTATTTTCCAAGTCAAGTAGTTAGTGATGCTGAAAAGCTAAGTTACGACTACGGTTTAAAGGTTGCTAAAGCAATCGAAACAGAGTGGTTTAACAACGATAGAAACCACAATAGGTATCAAAACAATTTTAACAACTATCATAACTTAAGGTTATACGCTAGAGGAGAGCAGTCTATACAAAAGTATAAAGACGAACTTTCTATAAATGGTGACTTAAGCTACTTAAACCTTGATTGGACACCCGTGCCTATTATTCCTAAGTTTGTAGATATAGTTGTAAATGGACTTTCTAATAGATCTTTTGACATAAAGGCTTACTCACAAGATCCTTACGGCGTGGCTAAGCGAACAGAGTATATGGAAAGTGTACTTGGAGATATGGCTACTAAAGAGATGAATGACTTTGCAGCTGAAGAGTTTGGTATAAACCTTTATCAAAACGACCCAGCTACATTACCTGAAACTCAAGAAGAACTAGAGTTGCACATGCAGTTAACTTATAAGCAAGCTGTAGAATTAGCGGAAGAGCAAGCTATAAATGTTTTACTTGATGGCAATAATTACGATTTAATTAAAAAACAGCTTTACTACGATTTAACTGTACTTGGTATCGCTGCTGTAAAAACAGATTTTAATACTTCAGAAGGAGTTACAATAAAATATGTAGACCCTGCGGACATAGTTTACTCTTACACTGATTCACCTTACTTTGATGATTTGTATTACGTTGGAGAAGTAAAGACTATACCTATAAACGAGCTAGCTAAAGAGTTTCCTCATTTAACCCACGAAGATTTAGAAGAAATACAGAATAGTGCTGACGTGCAAAAGTCTAACAGCCAGTATAGCGGCGTAGGCTACGAAGATACAGATAAGAATAAAGTTCAGGTTTTATATTTTAATTATAAAACATATATGAACGAAGTTTACAAAGTAAAAGAAACAGGTTCTGGCGCTAGTAAGCTTATTGAAAAAGACGACACGTTTGATCCGCCAGAAGAAGCTACTGACTATAGTAAACTACAAAGATCTATAGAGTGCCTATATGAAGGCGCTATGGTTCTTGGCACAAAGAAGTTGTTAAAATGGCAGATGGCTAAAAATATGATGAGGCCAAAAAGTGATTTTACTAAAGTTAAAATGAACTACAATATAGTAGCTCCTCGTATGTATAAAGGTAGAATAGAATCTTTAGTAAAACGTATTACAGGATTTGCTGATATGATACAACTGACACACTTGAAACTTCAGCAAGTAATGTCGCGTATGGTTCCAGACGGAGTTTATTTAGACGCTGATGGTTTAGCTGAAATAGACTTAGGTAATGGAACAAACTACAGTCCACAAGAAGCTTTAAACATGTTCTTCCAAACAGGTAGTGTTATTGGTAGATCATTTACTTCTGAGGGCGATATGAATCCTGGTAAAGTACCTATTCAAGAGATTACTTCTGGATCTGGTGGTAACAAGATACAAGCATTAATAGGTAATTATAACTATTA